TCATCCCCAATCACAACAGAGAATCTCTCAAAATACTTTCTGGGGAGTTTGTAGATTGACTGCCAAGTCGTAATGATTACCTGAGAGTCCGTCTCTCGTTCTTTACCTGCGTATACTTTGTGGCAAAATGAACCAACGTCCCATCCATAATCTGCAAAATCTTTATACATTTGTTCTACTAGGGAAGTCGTCGGAACAACTATTAAAGTATTTTGTTGCCTCTCAACGTAATATCTCACAATCGAATAAATCATCAGAGACTTACCTGAAGCAGTTGGAGATATCAATAATTTTCTATTATGTTTTAAGGCGTCGTATACTCCATCTATCTGATACTCTCTGGGAGAATATTTGCAAATAGAATTCATATAGTCTTTCACACCTTCTTTTGAGATTAAATCATTTACTTCGAAGGGAAGACCATAGTAATCATTGTCTTTAAATTCGTATGTATAATTATGATCCTTACAAAATTGAATAACACGGTCTAAGAGTCCAACATATATCTTTCCATTCTGAATATTAAAAAGTCTTATCTTACCATCCCAGAATTTTTTCTTGTACATTGGTGCAAACTGAGCACCAGGAACCTCAAAAGTGAATTGATCTGAAAGTTCATAGTAAACGTGCACTTCAGATTGTATATGAAGATGAACTTCACTTTTCTTTGAAATAACCAAATGAGACATAACATCTCCATCATTTTAGTTATTTATCATCAAAATCCTGATTGAAATTTCTGCCATTCAATGGCATTTTTGATTTGATATGTGCGATTTGATACTGCTCGAATTATTTCTTCTAGAAATTTTAAAGTAGTATCATAGTATCTAATCTTAAGATCTATGGTAGATAACTTCTCATCAGCATCTAGATGCCTCTGTATGGCATCTTTCTCTCTTACCTTATACGGAAATGGTTCTTCGGCATATGTCTCTGCTGGTGCCTTTCCTGTATAGTAGTTATATCTTTCTAGTTTTATTTTACTGTAAGAAGTTCTTGCTTTTTCTCGCAACAATGTAATCGTATTATAGATTGTATAATACTTTGAATGGAGTTGTGGAATTTTTAAAGATTCATCATGTAGGTTATCAGGATCAATGGTTGCGTCACGCTCCCACATTTCCTGAATTTGATCAAGATTCATAAAGGTGTTCTTCCGTCAGGTTCAACGATGTTATATACAGTATACTTGAAAGTGACCTCTGCTGTAAAGTAGTTGACATCCGTATCTGTAGCTTCGAATTGTAAAGAAGTTAAATTTATAGGAAATAACTGAGAAAATTTAACTATTGCTATACTATTATAGTTGCTATTTAAAATATGTAAACTACCATCACTGTATATTTCTTCTCTATCTCTAAGTCCGTCTTCATCTGTGGTTACGTTTTTGAATTGTTCTGTTGTTTCTGGATATCCAAGTCCTTTCAACCAATTATGAATTTTCATATAATTTTCCATATTCTCATCAACCAAAAATCTAAAAGCAAAATCACTGTACTGTAACTTATCACCAGGTATATCAATATCCTTCAAGTATGTTGGTTGAATCGCAGTTCCTAAAGTAATGTCTGGTATGACAGCAGAATTTGAAAAGAAACTAACTTTAGGTTCTTTTGCTAAAGTAAATTTAAATCCAATTGGAGATAAAAAATTACGATTTTCAATTTGATTTGTAAATGCTCCTGCCATTATTCTTCAACAACTGTGCTATTTTTCCACCAAAGTGGTTGATATGTGATACCCAAATTTGAAGTTACAGTGGTTGCTTTCTGAGCATCAGCATCTGCTTTGTTTGTATATATCTTTCTATCACTGTAAATATTTGTCCATGAATCATTTTCTGTATAATACTCATTTCCATTTTCAGGTACTGCTGTCCCTAGTATACTAGTTTTTTTGATGTGATATGGCATTTACTTTTTCTCCTCTTCATCTTTATGCATGGTTCCAAATTTTGCTTTTTGAACATTGAATTTTGCTTCACCACTCTTTCCTGAAGGATTTTTTTGCTTTCTCATTTCCTTTGCTTTATCTTTAATCGCAGCAAATCTTTGCCTTGCAATCTCTAACTTAGATTGAGGTTGTCCTTCTGGGGTATCGACATCTTCGAAAAACTCTTTAAATGATTTCATCGGTTTTTTAATTATTTAGACATGAAAAAAGGAGGATCATTCCCCCTTTCTTGGATTTTTAAGATCCCAACTTTTAACATTGAAAACATCTAGATATACCCATTTTGCATAATGTATCCCACGATAACACAGAAAGGCAAAGACCTTCTCTGGATTATGAATTTCTGGATCAAATTCTGGTATTTCTGGTGGTTCCCAATTAAAGTTAACATGTAACATTTGTCTTAACCTCCTGTAACATTATTTATTGTTAGGGGATCTTAACATAAAAAAAGCAACCCCGAAGGATTGCTTTAGAAAAATATGTAATATCCGAATTACATGAGGTTCTTAACTGTAACTCTCTGATAGTATCTATTAGAGTCAGCTTTGATACGACCAAGACCTTGGTTGTCAACATTACCTTCTGCAAATGGGTTAGCAACAATACCATATCTGGTCTTGAAGCCAATTTTTGGCTGGAAGGAGTTCTCTCCCACAGCACGAACCATCTGTAGTGGAACGTATGGGCAATAGAACAGTCCTGCATCGTAAGGTGATGTACCTTTGTAACCAACAACATAGTACTGATTACCATTAGCAGAACCTGAGTTAGCAGAGAATGGGTCGATGTATACTCTGTACTTACCTTGAAGAACACCAGCAAATGTGTTACCTGTGTCATCAACTTGTAAGTTTGCATTAAGTGCAGGAGTGTAATCTAATACACCAGCCATTGTTAATGCAGAAGCAACGTCTGCAGAACAAAGGATCATGTTACCCTTTCCTCTACGAGTTCTCTGTGCGATTCTGTTTGCGTCTCTTTCGATCTGGAAGATAAGTCCTTTGAACTTCTCTACTGACCATCTACCGTTTGAGTCGATGTCTAGATCGAATATACCTGTGTTAGCAACGTTCTCTTGAGCACCAGTTTCAGCAACCTTATAGATTGTTCTGATAACTTCTCTGTTAATTTCAGCAAGAATCTCTGTTGAAAGAATGTTTGCTAGTTCTGCTTCTGCATTTAGACCATGAATTGCCTTAAGATCTTGAGCAAGTTCTAAACTATACTCTGCCTTTAGTGCTCTGGACTTCGCAGTAACAGTGACCTTCTCAATTGAGAATGCCATTTCTTGGAAAGCAGGTGAACCACTAGTACCTAGTGCTTCTGCCTTCTGTGTATCCATACCCTGACCAACTGCATATGCCTTCTGAGTTGCATTAGTTGAAGGGTTAAGTGCACCAGGATTGCTTCCTTGTGCTGTGGAAGATGTTGTACCGAAACCAACGGCTTCTCCGTCAGATCCTGAAACGTATGAGTTTCCTAATGTGTCTCCAACACCAACAGCTGAGAATGAAGTATCTGCTTCATCGAATAGAGCTTCAGTTCCACTTGTATTAGTGAATCTAGATCTCATTGCGAAGATTAATCCAGTAGGACCAGTCATTGGTTGAACACCTGCTAGGTCATATGCGACCAAGTTTGGCATTGAACGACGAATTAAACTGATTAATACAGGATCGAAACCTGCAACAGGACCTGCAGCAGCAGCACCAGCAGAGAAACCTGCTACGCCACTAGGACCACCAGTTGAACCTGTGCTGTTTGTTGGAACTGCTTCAGAGAGAAATTCTCTTTCTTCTCTAATTGCTTGTTCTTGGTTCTCCAGGAGAACGGCAGTAACCATTCTTTTATGTGGATCAGTTATCTTAGCTACACCATCATGGTCTAGAAGAGGTGCCCACTTCTCCTGCAGTGCCTCGTTATTTAAAGGGGCTTGCATTTTAGTTTTACCTATTTAAAATTGTTTTTTGTTTGATTTTATGATTTAAAAATCACTTAGACATACGTCCAAGAGATTGCATGTATGCTTCCATCATTCCAGATACTTGCTTCTGTGGTTCAGATGCAGTTCCTTCAGATAGATTCTCAGACTTGTCTTTTGGAGCACTAGCATTGCTTGGGAAGTAAGACTCCCTTAATGTTACTAGTTTCTCACGATAACTCTCTTCACTATCAAACTCAACATTTTCGGCAAGAGAAGTTAGTTTGTCCTTTTGAGAAAGGGCAAGTCCTTCAGCTACGTCCGCAAAGATTACATCAGCAGTTGATTCTGATAATCTTTTTGTTAAAGCAACGTTCTTATTGATTTGCTCGTTGAGTTTATCTTCCATCTCATCAAGTTTGTCTACCATGCTATTAAGCACATCATATTTGTCTTCAGGGATTGTTACATAATGATCTTCAAATAGACTCTTCATTCCTGTGAGGAATGATTCTGTCATTTCATTTTTGAGTCCGTGCTCAACTGCGAGTTGGTTATCTTCTAACCACTCTTGAGCAACGTACTCTAGATATGCGTCAGTTCTTTCAGTTAACTCTTCTCTGATGATATTAACTTCTTCAGTTAGAGTTGCTTCGTACTGACCTTTTAATTCTTCCTTAATTTCAGAAAGTCTTGTTTTAATTGCAGTTTCAAAAATTGTTTTTGCTTTTTCTTGGAACTCTTCAGAAAGTTCTTCTCCTGCAATAAGTGCATTAATGTCATCTTCAACATTAATTGCAATTTCTTCTTCTGCTTCCTCTACAACTTCTTCTTCAGTAGTTTCTTCTTCTGCAACTACTTCATCAGTTGAAGATTCTTCTTCTGCAACCACTTCTTCTTCAGTGGTCTCTTC